TCATCCCTTCCTCCCCCAACGCCCCAGCCCCAGCGGGAGCGTCAGCGTCCCGCCCGCAGCATCCGCGTTGTGCTCGGTGACCAATGCGTTGCCCCGCATCAGCATGTAGCGGCTGACGAAGTCCACCGGGTACAGCCCCACGAAAGCCGTCATCGCTCGCCCCCTTTCCGCACCCCATACCACCCGATCAGCGCGGCCTCGGCCCGGCCATCGTCCTTCACGCGAGCGAAAGACGCGCCGTGCGCCGGCCAGAGCTGCTTCGCCAGGGCGCGCGAGGCGTCCTTTCCCGATCCGGCCTTGATCCCCACGCCCTTTTTCCAGGTCGCCGGGATGATGGTGAAGGTCGGGATCTGGTGTGCGTGCAGGACGCCAAGCAGCGCCCCATAGACCTTGCCGAAGGCGAAGGCCGAGCTGATGCCCTGCTCCGGCATCGAGCCGACCTGTTCGACGTAGGCGGCGTCGACGCCGAGCGCCGCCCAGCCGCCAACGATCAGGCTTAGCTGCACCAAGTCGGGCTCTCGCTTCGCTTTGCCGCCGCGGGTAAGCTCCAGAACGGGCATGTCCTCCACCCGCTCCAGGCCCCGCTCCGACAGCAGCGCCAGGGCGCCCGACAGGCCGGGGTCGGCGCCGACGATCAGCATGACCGCACCCGATTGAACAGGCGCCGCCAGAGGTAGGAACGCAGCAGGCTGATGGCGGTGAACACCAGGACGACGGCGGTGTTCTGCCCGGCGCTGATCGGCCACCCCAGCATCGGGTAAACAATCATGCCGGCCATCCACGAAAGGGCGAAGCCGGACGCGGTGTTCGCGCAGGCCTCGGCCCCCGAGAGAAGGCGCGATTGGCTCATGACAGCAGGGCCTCCATTTCATCGAGCCGGGCGTCCAGCTCGTTCAGGTTCTTGACGGCTTTGGCGAAGTACGTGTCCTTCAGCTCGAAGCCGAGCCCGCGGCGGCCCATCTCCACCGCGGCGTGGATCTCGCTACCGATGCCCGCGAAGGGCGTGAAGACCGTCTCGCCGGGGTTGGACCACAGGTCCACGCACCGCTCGATCACGTCGAGCTGGAGTGGCGAGATGTGCTGTTCGTCCTTCTCGTCACGGCCACCGCGGTACTGCAGCGTCCGGGTCTGCCGGATGTCGGTCCAGACGGGGGAGGCGTAGCGCTGCCACACCAGGATCGAGCGCCACGTCTCAAAGGGCCAAGCATCCTGGCCGCGGGCGCGGCGCTCGGCGACGTCGGCCTCGTAGGCTTCGGGAGACACGTCCACCCCTCCGCCCGCGGCATCCTCGCCGACCCATTGGGCGAGAGGCCCGGCCACCGGGTCCGGATTGTCGCCCGGCTTGCGGAAGGTCACGATGTAGTCGGCGAGGCCCTGGCCGCTGAGCGCGCTGTCCTTGCAGAGCTGCTTGTGCAGCAGCCGGATCGACTTCGTGCGCTGCTGGGCGACGACGGGGTCTTTCCAGATGCACACTTCGGAGTGGAAGATCCAGCCGACCTCGCCGGGGTTGGCCTGGAGATCGGCCTCGATCCGGTCGGCGGCGTCGGTCAGGCCCACGGCCCGGTCGATATCGCCGTTCATGGCCGCAGCGGCGGCGCGGGCGCGGACCCGACGCATCGCCGCGTAAAGCTCCGCCGCGTCGTTGCCGGTGTAGGCCCGCACCACGTCGCCCCGGAAGTCCCGCATGCCGATGTGGCCGTCCCGGAACTTCGTGGTCGGGAGTTGCATGACGTGGACGCTGTGCAGCCGGCCCGGCATCGTGACGCGGAACAGCTCCCGAATCAGGAAGCCATAATGTTCCCAGAACAGCGCGCCCTCGCCGTTCGAGATGTCCCGGTCCGAGTTGCTGAACTTGTAGAGCCCTTCGAACGGCGGGAGTGGATGCCGAAGTGGATGCTGTTGTCCGGGATGGCCCGGATCAACTCGCAGGCGTCGCCGTGATACAGCGCGTAGTTGTCGGTCACGACTTGGTTGAGGGCCTTGATGGCGGGGTGCATCACGCACCTCCTGCGGAGGGGACGGGAGACAGGGCGGCGCGGGCGGCGTTGAGCGCTGCCTCTTCCGGCCCCGTTAGCGGTTGCTCGAAGGCTTTAGCGCACTTCTCCAGAGCCTCCCGCAGTTGGGTGGCGCGGGCATCTGCGACTTCGCGCCCCTTATTCGCCGCAGCCGCCTTGCGCCGCAGCCGGTCGATCACGCCGGGCCAGTTTCGCGGGTCTGCCTCGGACTTCATCTCGTCCAGCTCGCGCTGGAGACGGTTGGCCCGGTCGAGCACGGCTGGTAGGTCGTAGGTGTCCTTGCCCAGGAGGATCACGTTCCTGGCCTCGGCTCGCTGGGCACGCTCCACGGCATCGGCGGCGTCACGGCGGGTGATGCGGGTCTCCGCCTCCAGCTCCGCGACGCGCGCGGCCAGCCTGCGCATATCGCCACCATGGGCCTGGACGATATCGTCAATAGCCCTCTGATGGGCTGCGGCTTGCAAAATCCCGGAGCGGTCGAGTTGGGCGATAGTTCGACCTTGGCCGCGGCATCCTCGTTCAGTGGGGCGGTGGTGCCGGCCTGCGCGTCGAGGACATACCTCGGTCCATGATGGCACGGGGCTTCGTCCTCAATGCAGTCGCAGGGCGGGCGTATGTTGGTCTGAGGGGCCATCGCAGCATTGGGCGATCTGTTGAATACCTTCGACATCACGCAGCCTCATTCATCAGCCAGCCCGGCAGACGCACAGGCTGGAGGGGTTGGTAATCGCCGCGGTCACGAGACGCGGCGCGGATCGTGTCGGAGGACAGGGCGGCCATGTGGGCCACCATCATCTCGGCCATGCGGTCGGCATCGGCCTCCTTGCGCGCCAAGTTCTCGACCACGGCGCCCTCGACGTCCGCGGCGATCAGGTGCGCCGTCACGGGCCGGGTTTGGCCGAAGCGCCAGAACCGCCGGATGGCCTGGTAGAGCTGTTCGAAGCTGTCGTTCAGGCCGACGAAGCCGGTATCGGCGCAGTGCTGCCAGTTCATCCCGAAGCCACAGATGGACGGTTTGGTGATGAGGTGCCGAATCCGGCCCTGGCTGAAGTCGATGAGCTTTCGCTCCTTCACGCTCTCCGGGTCGGAACCGCGCACCTCGACGGCGCCGGGAATCGCGGCGGCCAAGGCGGCGCTTTCGTCGTTCAGGTTGCACCACCAGACGAACGGCCTGTCGCCCGGCGTGATTGCTGCGGCCTTGGCGACACGTGCCTCCAGCGTGGCCCGCCGGGCGGCCAGCCGCTCACGCAAGGTCCGCGCGATCGCGCCACCCGTCTCGACGGTGTGCTGGACCTGCCGCAGTTCGGGCAGCCGGTACGCCCCGTCCGGGTAGCCCAGGTCGGATGGCTTGCGGAGCATGACGGCCCACGAGCACATCCAACGCCAGAACTCCGATTCGGCATGGCCCTTCAGGCGCCATTTCGCCGTGTCCCCGCCATCGTGGACGAAGAAGGTCGCCAACATGGCCGGGTAGCTCATCACGCCCAGGAATTCGGCATGGTTGCCCAACTCCATGAAGTCGTTGGGCGCAGGCGTCGCCGTGGCCGCCAGCCGGTACGGGATGCGCCTGCACCCTTCGATGAGCTGGTTCCGGTAGTAGCCGCTGAAGCTCTTCAGGATGCTGCTTTCATCCAGCACCACCGCGCCGAACCGCGATAGGTCGAAGTGCTCCAGCTTCTGATAGTTCGTGATCGTCAGTCCGGGCCGGACGTCGGCACCGGTCGCGCACTGCTTGGCCGGGATGTCGAATTTCTCAGCCTCCCGGAGGTGCTGCGCCGCGACCGCCAAGGGCGTCACCAGCAGCACATCCTCCGCCGTCGCCTGATGGATCGCGTCGGCCCAAACCAGCTCCATCAGCGTCTTGCCCAGGCCGGTGCCGGCGAACAGGGCGGCGCGGCCCCGGCGCAGCGCCCAGCGGGTCAGATCGCGCTGGTGCGGCTGCAGGACGTCCGGGAGGTCCGGGATGAACTCCAGCCCGGTCGGCGGGTCGAGGATCGCCTTGCGCGCAAGGAAAGCGGCGTAGTCGCTCATGGCAGCAACCCGCACATCTCGCAGAGATCGCGACGCCCACGGGAGATGCGGCTGCGCAGCGTGCCTGCGTTGATGCCCAGCGCCTCGGAGGCCTCCTCATAGGTCATCTCATCGAAGGCGACGGCGGTCAGGGCTGCCAGCCGGCCCGGGCCGAGACGACCGAAGAAGACCAGCGTTTCGGCCACCATCACGGCGTCTTCCTGCGCCGGGGCCGCAGCCGTCCGGCGATGGAAGGCGTCCGAGATCACGTCATCGTCCGCGGAGTGGTGCACGAACTGCGCGTCATGGCGCGCCACGTCGCAGGACAGGTTCCGCATGATCGTGTAGAGCCAGCCGCGGAGATTGGTGCCGTCGAAGAGATGCCGGCGCTCCAGCGCGCGGGCCATGGTGTCCTGCAGCAGGTCCTCGGCGCGGGCCTGATTGCCCCTGCTGAGGTTGCGGGCGCGGGCGGCCAAGTCCGGCATGAGATCCAGCAACCCGATCGTGAAAGGATCGTTCGTCATCATGCGATCCTCCAGATCCGAACACCGCCCGCCTCGGTCCGCATGCGGAACCGGAAACCCTTGCGGAGCTTCGCCATGGTCACGCGCCCTCCGAATTGGCAGGACGTGAAGCCGGCGACGAAGAAGCTGTCCCCGATCTTCATGTCGTCGAAGGGGTACTTTCTGACGGAGCCGCGGACCGGCGCCGGGGCGGGTATGCTGTGCTCGATGAGCGGGCGGGAAACCGCCGGGACCCGGAAGCGCGGCTTTACGTAGGTCTCAGCGGCGATGCCGAGGCGAACCAGGGAGCTGTACAGTTGCTCCGTCAGGTGGAACTCGGGCAGGGCGCGCCATACCCCGTCGGCCTTGAGTTCGATGGCGTAAACCTCGAAATCCGTCGGGGCGTGCAGCACCCCGCAGAAGCGCAGCGACCACTTGGCGATCTGGTCACCATCGACGGTCGAGACGATGGGTGGAGCATCATGCCAACGCATGGGTCAGTCTCCGAAGGCGATGAGGGCGGCGACGCAGAGGCCCCAGATCAGCGCCAGGGCGAGGAGGTCGAGGAGGGGGTCGGAGGCCGGGCGGGTCACGCCTCGGCCTCCTCGGGCTCGGCGCCCTGACTGCCTTCGTCGGCGTCGCCCTCGGTCTCAGCGGGCTCGGCGGGCGCGGCCTCCGCCTCCTGCGCGGGCTCGAACGAACGGCCACCGGCCTTCGCCATCGTCAGGAGCGGTTCCTTCCAGGTCCGCCAGAACTCCAGGGCAGCACGCCCATCCATCTCCAGGATGCGGCGGTCACCGGCCAGCGGAGGTTGGTGACCTGGATCGGCGTCATGTTGATCTTGATGCCATCGCGCAGGACGGCATCGCGCAGGTCGGCACGGCTCAGGACGGCACCGCTCAGGACGGCATCGCGCAGGTCGGCACCGCTCAGGACGGCACCGCGCAGGACGGCACCGCGCAGGACGGCATCGCTCAGGACGGCATCGCGCAGGTCGGCACCGCTCAGGACGGCATCGCGCAGGTCGGCACCGCTCAGGACGGCACCGCGCAGGACGGCACCGCTCAGGTCGGCACCGCTCAGGTCGGCATCGCGCAGGACGGCATCGCGCAGGTCGGCATCGCGCAGGACGGCACGGCTGCCACCTTCCTCCCCGCGGCGCCACTTAGCGTGGAGGTCCAGCACGACACGGAGAGCAGCGCCCAGCTTCGTTTTGTCGGCGGCGGCCGACAGCGAGGCGTCGATCTGGACGGTGATGGCGGTGGACCAGCTCCAGCGCTTGGGGAACGTGAACGGCACGGTCTTGGTCGTGGCCTGGGTGGCCTCGGGCGTGGCCGGGGCCTCGGTGGTCGCGTCGGGCATGATGGCGGCATCGCTCATGGCAAAGCTCTCCTGTTCCGGCGCTCCGGCCGGTTGGTGTCGGTTTTGATGGGAAGGCGCCGGTCAGGCGCGGAGGTGGAGGCCGGTCAGGCGGCCCGGAAGTAGGCCACCGATTCCTTGCCGGTCGGTCCGGCGAGGTCCATCGCGTAGGCGGTGGCGAGGTCGAGGCTGGGGTGTTCGATGTCGAGGATGCCGGCGGCGTCACGGACGGCGAAGCGGCCACCGCCCAGCGCCCAGACGTCGTAGGAGCCGAACTGCGTGATCTTGATCGGGTCCATGGATCAGGCTCCGGTGCGCTGACGCAGGTACCAGTCCGACCCATCGGGGCGGAGGTAGACCGGGCTGCCGACGCGGTCGGACACCTCGTTGAACTTCTCGATAGTCGCGGCGCCGAGGTTGACGCCGCACTGCTTGGCGAGCAGGTCCAGGTAGATCTGGACGTCCGCCAGCTCCTTGCCGATGGTCTCGCGGGCGTCCGACAGGGTCAGGTCGCCGCGGCGCACCTTCTTCAGCACGTTGGCGAGTTCGCCGAGTTCGCCGGTCACCGCCGTGCACCAGTCGTTCAGGGACCAGTCGGAGCCATCTAGCTCGCTGTGGGCGGGTTCGCCCTTGGCGTTTTTGAAAGTGGGCAGCCGCGCGGAGTTGGCATCGCGCAGCGCATCGAAGGTCAGGCCGTTGACGAGGTAGCTCACGGTTTTCTCCCCTCTTGTTGCCCTCCCCGAGAAAGGGGCCGGAGCGGCGGGGGTGCGCGCTCCGGCCAGTTTGGGAGGAAACGCCCCGTGGGCAGCGACCCACGCGACGCCCCTATACTTTTTCGTGACGCGAAAAATGTCAATGCTCTTTTTTCGCAACGATAAAAATTAGTCGCCCCGGACCGTGCCCGGCGGTGTTGCGAAAACGAAAAACCCCCGCAGCGCATAGGCTTGCGGGGGTCAGGCAGGCGACGGTGAAAGTGGTGGTGGGGCGGCCTATCAGCCAGCGGAGCGGGGCCGGCCCATCTTCTGGCCATCAGCCGCTTCGGCCTCGCCCTCGGCGGCGGCCAGCTTCTCGGACAGGGCAACCGTCAGGCCGGAGCGGATGCCGAAAAACAGGTAATCGAGCGTGATGCCCCGGCTTACCAGGGGCTCCAACCGCAGCACCGGCGCGATGATGCGGCCCGTGATGTAGCCGCTGTAGGTCGGGCGGCTGACGCCGATCAACTCGCACATCTCAGCCGTCGAGTAACCCAGAGCGCCCCGCGCCGCCTCGATGCGACGACCGGCCGCCGTGCTGAATTCCCGCTCGTCCATGGTGTCCTCTGTCTGACTGGCGCTTGTGATGAAGCCAATGTATGGGCGCGCTGAGTTTTTAGCAACACTAAAAATTATGCCGTTGACATTTTTCGCAACACGAAAAAGTATGAGGCCGACCCCAATCGCTGGAGAGCGCAATGCCGCAAAACAGCCCGCAGCCGGTCGGCAGGCGCTTTTTCGTCCGCCCCTCTGACCGGCTCATCCACCTCGCGGATGTTCATCAGCGCCTCAAAGACGGCGCCAAGCTGAGCGCCCTTGCGGAAGAATACGGCGTGACCCCCTCCGCTCTAAGCCAGAACCTCAACAAGGCGGGGCTTCTGACCTGGAAGACGCGCAGCGGTCGCCCGCGCAAAGAGCCGCGCCCGTGAACAACCGCGCCGCCCGCCTCCAGAAGCACCAGCGCCAGGAACGCGCCCTTCGGCAGATCGCCGACGCGCACCGCGCCGGCTGGATGGCGAAGCTGCGGGAAAGCGCGGAGGGGAATGCACTGCTGACCCTTCTGGACGACCTACCCAGCCGGCCTGTGGCCGGATGGCCCGACATTCTGGCGCCTCTCGATTGGCTGCGCGGCGCATCGGCGGAGTTCCGCTGGATCGCGACGCGCCTGATCGGCGAGGCGCACGACCGACAGCTTCTCGCGGCGGGGGAGGAGCCCCTGGACGACCCTCTGCCGTGGGACGCCGAAAGCCCGTGGATGCTGATCCGCCGGCTCATCAACGAGCGCCGGACCCCGGTCGCTCAAATCCCCAACCCCCTGAAACCCAAGTGGAACCTCATGCTCAACATCGCGATCAACGGGCCGGACGACGTGCCGGTCCTGCACGCCACCATCAACGCCCTGGCCGGCTTGATGAACGGCGCCGCTCCCGTCGCCTTGGCGCCGGCGCCGGCCCTTCCGGCGCCGTCCGCCGAGAACGATGGCGCCGACGCACCCAAGCGTCGGGGGCGCCCACCCAAGGCCACGACCGAGACGGCGGAGCCCGCCGCGGCGCCGACGGCCGAAGCTGCCCCCGAGGCCGCGCTGGATGCTCCGGCGGTTCAGCCCGACCCCGCTCCGCAGCCGGCCCCGGCGCCCGCGCCGGCGGATGTCGCCTTCACGCAGGAGCAGGTGATGGCCGCGCTGCAGAACTACGCCCGCACCAAGGGGCCGGTCGCACTTCAGACGCTGATGCAGCAGATCGGCGCCAAGCGCGCCAGCGAAATCCCGGCGGAGAAGTTCGCCGAGGTGATGGCGAAGGTCGGCGCCAATGGCTGAACACGCCGTCCGGCCCCATGCCAGCCTGGGCGCCAGCGGCGCCTATCGCTGGATGGCCTGCCCCGGCTCCATCCGCATGTCGGATGGAGTGCCGGAGCGCACGAGCGACTATGCGAAGGAAGGCACCGCCGCGCACGAGCTGGCGCAGGCCTGCCTGGAGCAGAACCGCGACCCCATCGAGTTCGTCGACCGCAGCTTCAACGGCGTGATGGTGACCGACCTCATGGCCGCCGCGGTCGAGACCTACATCAAGCACGCGCGCTCCATGATCGAACCGGGCGACCTCGTGCTGGTCGAGCACCGGTTCAGCCTGGAGGCCCTGACCAAAGGCACCGCCGTGGAAGGCGTGCCGATGTTCGGCACCGCCGACCTCGTCGTCTACAAGCGGGAACTCCGCTGGCTCTACGTGCTGGATTACAAGCACGGTGCCGGTGTGCCGGTGGAGGCCAAGGGCAACCCGCAGGGCCGCTATTATGCGCTGGGCGCCGCCCTGTCGCTCCAGGACCAAGGCGTGAACCCCGTCCGGGTTCACATCGAGATCATCCAGCCGCGCGTCGCCCACTTCGGCGATCCACCCATCCGGACCGAATCGCTGGACCCGATGGAGCTGATCGAGTGGTCGGCGGATCTGCTGGAGGCTGCGGAACGGACGCTCGCCGCCGACGCCCCGTTGAGCCCCGGCGGTCACTGCCGTTTCTGCCCGGCGGCGGCGATCTGCCCGGCGCTGCAGCAGCACGCGCTCGTGGAGGCCCAGGCCGAGTTCTCGCCCGCCGGCGCGGTCACCATCCCTCCGGAACCCACCCGCCTCACGCCCGAGCAGGTCGGGCGGGTGCTGGACGCGGCCGACACCATCGAGAAGTGGCTCGGCGCCGTCCGTGCCCACGCCCAGGGCGAGTTGGAGGCCGGCCGGGCGATCCCCGGCTGGAAGCTGGTCGGCGGCAAGCAGGGCAACCGCGAATGGTCCAGCGAGACCGACGCGGCGCTTGAGCTGGTCGGCGCCGGTCTCTCCGACGACGCGATCTACGAGAAGAAGCTGATCAGCCCGACCCAGGCCGAGAAGCTGATCGGCAAGAAGGCGATGGCCGACCTGTCCGACCTCGTTACCCGAAAGCCGGGCCGCCCGACGCTCGCCCCCGCGGGCGACAAGCGCCCGGCCATCACCGGCGGCGCATCCGCCGATTTCACCGCCATCCCCGCCTGAAACCGCTGAACCAGAGGAGCCGTCATGGCTGATCACGATACCGCCCCGTCCAAGCTGATCTCCCCCACCGGGCGCGCCAGCTTCCCCTACCTGTTCACGCCGCGCGCCTCGGACGAGGGCGGCGAGCCCAAGTTCGCGCTGACGCTGATCTTCGACGAGGCGGCGCAGAAGTCGCCGGAGTTCGCCGCGATCAAGGAGGCGGTGAAGAAGTGCATCGCCGAGACCTACAAGGGCAAGCCGCCGGCCAACCTGAAGCTGCCCTTCCGCAAGGGCGAGGAGAAGGAGCACCTGGACGGTTACGACCCCGGCACCGTCTTCATCACAGCCACGTCGAAGCGCCGTCCCCAGGTCGTCGGGCCGAACATGGCGGCGCTGGGCGAGGACGACTTCTATCCCGGCTGCTACGCCCGCGCGTCGCTGCGCGTCTTTTCCTACGAGCGCAAGGGCAACAAGGGTATCTCGTTCGGCCTCGGCAACGTCCAGCTCGTTCGCGACGGCGAGCGCTTGGGCGGTGGCGCCCGCGCCGAGGACGATTTCCAGCCGGTGGCCTCCGCCGCCGGCTCGGACCTCGACGACCTCCTGTCGTAAGAGGCCGTCATGTCCGAACCGGGCATCGGGCATAACAGCGTCGGCGGCATTGCCGCCGACCGCCTGAAATCCTTCATCGAACGCATCGAGCGTGTGGAGGAGGAGAAACGCGGCCTCTCCGAAGACATCAAGGAAATCTACTCCGAGGCCAAGGGGACGGGGTTCGACACGAAGATCATCCGCAAGGTGATCGCGCGCCGGAAACTGGACAGGGCGGATCGCCAGGAACAGGACAACCTCCTGGAACTCTACGAACTCGCCCTTTCCGAAGACCTGCTGTCCTGACAACCAAGCCGCCCGGCCACGCGCCGGGCGGTGACTTTCGAGGTGCGCCATGGTGCTGGACAACGACCTCCTGGACAAATGGCTCCTGGTGCAATTCGGCGCCGACGCGGCGTTTTGCAGGGAGTTGATCGAAGAAATTCAGGATCTGCGCGACGAACTGGACGCCGCCGAAGGGCGGGTCGATGACCTGCGACGCAAGGAGAACGAGGCCCTGGCCGCGGAGAACGAGGTGTTGTCCGCCAAGATTGACACACTGAACGCCAATCTGGCGGAGATGCTCGCATCCGTCCGCCACCAAGCCGAGACCATCGACGCCGCCGTTCACGGGATCGTCGTCGCGTGCCAGAACGCGGAGAACGCGTGATGGGTGAGTGGCTATCCATCGACCTGGAAACTCGCTCCACCGTCGACCTGAAGCGTTCCGGCGTCTACCCCTACGCCGAGCACCCGACGACCGACGTGTGGTGCGCCGCCTTCGCCCTGGACGATGGCCCGGTGCGGACATGGCGCGCCGGAGAGCCGGTGCCCGCGGCGGTCGCCGAGCATGTCCAGGCCGGCGGCAAAATCCGCGCGTGGAACGCCCAATTCGAACGGACCATGTGGCGGCTGGTGCTGGCGCCGCGCTACGGCTGGCCGATGCCGGCGCTGGAGCAGTTTCACTGCACCGCCGCCCAGGCCGCCGCCATGTCGCTTCCTCGTGCCCTGGACGAGGCTGCCCGCGTGCTGGGCCTCGACGTGCGGAAGGACAAGGAGGGCGCCGCGCTGATGATGCGCATGGCCCGACCGCGCCAGAAGCTCCCGGACGGGTCCCTGGTCTGGTGGGACGTGCTGGATCGCATCGACCGCCTGACCGCCTATTGCGCACGGGACGTCGAAGTCGAGCGGGCCATCGCCTCCCGGCTGCGCCCTCTGTCCAACGAGGAGCGCGCCGTCTATGTGCTGGACCAGCGCATCAACGACCGGGGCATCCGCATCGATCTCGATCTGGTCGCGGCGTCCCAGGACGTCGTGGCCGGTGCTGTGGACCGAATCAACGCCCGCCTGCGCAGCCTGACAGGCGGCACAGTGGCCGCGGTGACGAAGCGCAACGACCTTCTGACGTTCCTGCGGTCGCAAGGCGTCGAGACGGAGAGCCTGGGCAAGCCAGCGATGCGCGAACTGCTGGCGCGCGACGACCTGCCGAGCGTAGCCCGCGAGCTGGTGGCGATCCGCCAGGAGGCCGCCAAGGCCAGCACCGCCAAGTTGAAGGCGATGACCGCCGCGACCTGCCGGGACGGGCGCAGCCGCGGCGTGCTGCTCTACCACGCCGCCGGCACGGGCCGGTGGGCGGGCAAGCTCTGGCAGCCGCAGAACCTGCCGCGCCTCTCCGCCGAGGAAGAGGTGATCGAGTTCGTGATGCGCCGCGAGGTCGAGTGCATCGATCTGCTGTTCGGCCCGCCGCTGGAGGTGATCTCCTCCGTGCTGCGCCCGTGCCTCGTGGCCGCCGAAGGCAAGGAACTAATCGCCGCCGACTTCTCCAACATCGAGGGGCGCGTAACCGCCTGGATGGCGGGGGAGGCGTGGAAGGTGGAGGCGTTCCGTGCCTTCGACGCGGGCACCGGCCCCGACCTCTACAAGCTCACCTACAGCCGCTCCTTCTCGGTTCCCGTTGGCGAGGTGACGAAGGACCAGCGGCAGGTCGGCAAGGTGATGGAATTGGCCTGCGGGTTCCAGGGCGGCGTTGGTGCGTTCCAGTCGATGGCCGCCATCTACGGGCTGGCCGTCCCGGACGAGGAGGCGGATCGGCTGAAGACCGCGTGGCGCGACGCGCACCCGCACATCGTGCAGCTCTGGCGCGGGTTGGAAGATGCAGCCTTTCAGGCGGTATCCAACCCCGGCCAGATCACCACGGCGGCGCGCGGGCTGATCCGCTTCCGGGTCCGGGGCGGGTTCCTGTGGATGATCCTGCCCAGCGGGCGGGCGCTCGCCTACGCCACCCCGTCCATCGAGACGAAGGAGATGCCCTGGACGCGCGACGGCGCGCAGATCGGCGAAGACGCCGATGGCAACCCGGTCTTCGAGAAGCTGCCCGTCTTCAAGGACGTGGTGTCCTTCTGGGCATCGACAGCCGCACCCGCCAGTGGACCCGGCAATTCGCCTACGGCGGGTTCTGGACAGAGAACGCGGTGCAGGCCACCGCCCGCGACCTGATGGCCGGGGCGATGATGCGCCTGGAGGCCGCCGGCTACCCGATCATCATGACCGTCCACGACGAGGTGGTGTCCGAGGTGCCGGCCGGGTTCGGCAGCGTCGAGGAATTCGAACAGATCATGTGCCGGCTCCCGGCCTGGGCGGCGGGGCTGCCCGTCGCGGCTGAGGGCTGGCGTGGCGCGAGGTACCGGAAATGATGCATCGCTCCGCCTTCCAGTATTCACTCCCCGCCTGCCGCCGCATAGGATCTCAAAGTGTTTGCGGCAGTTTTGGCGGTATTCCTCAAAATATAAAGGTCTTCAGAAATCCTTTTCGCCAGAACCAAAAAACTATCTGCTTGACCATCTGTGAACTCATGGATGGATATGGAATTTATGACGTCCCTTACCCTAAAAGCAAGCATGTATACTTCCGTGATAGTATGCGGGTAAACGCCCGGCAAAGAGCCAATTTCACGGATGTTTTCATGAAATATGGGGAAATTAGTGGGAAAGGGATAAAGCTTCGCAATAATCAGCCCCCCACCACTTGCGGAAGGTGGATTTCTGTAGAATTTTATCATCTCGAATTTGTCTATTATGTCAACCAAAGAATCCAATTCTGCAGACATGGCTTGTGCTGCATTGCAGTGGAGGCGATTGTTTTCCTTTTTCTTAAAATCGCGCTCAGCTTCGGCTTTTTGGTGTTCGGCTTTTATTTGTTTCTGAACCGCGTCCAGAGCATCTGCGCTTTGGCAGCGCATCGCCTTGACTTGTTGCTCGGCAGCGTCGCGTGTCGCCTGTGCGGTCTCTCTAGTTTGTTCTCGTATCGCATTTGCGCCGACGAATGCTGCGCCAAGCGCGCCGAGCCCTCCCGCGAAGGCAAGCAGACCTGCGATCAGCGACTGCCAGTGATACAGACGTTGCCAGAACGGATCGTGAAGATGAGCCGGGGGTGTGGCGAGTGCGGATGCCACTTCGCGCGCATCTGGCTTGGAATCATCTGCCCATTCTATCCGAGGCAATGGGTTTTGAAGGTGAGGAACAACGAACGCCATCCATCCCAGGAAAAGGAGGAGAAGGGAGAGTTCTATGCCCGTCAAAGTAATAAGTATCTTTCTCATGCGTCTGAAATACTCCGTTTCTGTCGTGAAATGCAAGCGGAGAGCATAGTTTGTGAGGTGGATCAATGACCACCTTCCGCCGCTGGTTCGACGCGGGCTTCACCGACGTCATCCCCGTGATCCCGCCGGGCGCGCCGCTCAGCCCCAACACCCGCGTGCGTCCCGCCGACCTGGGCAAGGTCCCCGGCGTCAAAGGGCCGTACGGCTGGCATTCCTTCGATTGGCGCAGCCACGCCGCCACGCCGCAGGACTGCGGGCGGTGGCAGGTCATGGGCGCTTCGCTGGGGCTGCGGGGCGACCGCTTCCCCGGCGTGGACATCGACATCACCGATCCGGCCCTCGCCGACATCGTCGCCCAACTCGCCCTCGACACGCTGGGGCCGGCACCATGCCGCACGGGGCGAGCCCCCAAGCGCCTGCTGGTTTACCGGCTGGCGGGGGACGAGCCTATTGGCCTGCTGCGCCTGTGGTTCCGCACGCCGAACGGCACCGACCACCTGATCGAGATCCGCGGCGCCGGGCAGCAGTACGTGTGCGAGGGCGTCCACCCGGCGACCGGGCAGGCCTATTCCTGGGACGAGCGCCCCGCCGGTCCCGAATCGCTCACGGCCATCACCCGATCGCAGGCCATGACCTTCCTGGAGCAGGCGGCCGAGGTGCTGGACATGCTCGGCTGCGAACGGCTGGAGCGGGAGGACAGCACGGGGGCGGAGCGCGCGGGCGTCGACCAGGAGACCCTGGCGGACGATGCGGACGCGGTGGCCGAAGCCGTGGCGCTGATCCCCAACGACAACGAGACCTTTCCGGGCCGGGTGGACTACATCCGCATGGGCTGCGCCATCAAGGCCGCGCTGCCCGACGATCCGGACCGGGCCAGGGAAATCTGGCTCGATTGGGCGCTGCGCTGGGACGGCAACGACCGCTGCCCGCACGGCAACGACTATGAGGTGGCCGAAGCGGATTGGGAGCGCATGCGCCCGCCGTACGCCGTCGGCGCGCCCTTCATCTTCGATCTGGCGCGCGAGCACGGGTTCAACCAAGCCGCGACGGAGTTCTCGGTCATCCAGGAAGAAGTCCCAGGGCCGAGCAATCGGTTCGCCCCGATCCCCAAGACGCTGCCCGAGGACTTCGACCCGAAGAAGATCCCGACCCGGCCTTGGGTGCTCGGCACCCGGTTCATGCGCGGAGCGGTGACCGGCGGCATCGGCGCCCCGGGCGTGTCCAAGTCCACGCTCAGCCTGATCTCGGCCTTGGCGGTCGCCACCGGCCGGAAAGACCTGACGGGCGAGGCGGTGCACATCCCTGGCCCGGTGTGGGTGCACAACAACGAGGACGACGAACAGGAGATGGAGCGGCGCCTCGGGGGCATGTGCATCCGCTACGGCATCGACTTCGCCCTGATCCGACCCCGGCTCCACTACAGCTCGGGCGCCGTCCGGCGGTTGGTCGTGGCGGCCAAGCAGGGCGATCAGGTGAAGGCCACCGAGGCCGTCCAGGAGATGATCGCCACCATCAGGGCGCTGGGCATCGTCTTCCTGGCGGCGGACCCCTTCGTGTCCACGCACAACGGCGTGGCGGAGAACAGCAACGAGGAGATCGAGCGGGTCATCAATTGCTTCCGGGTAATCGCCCAGCAGACCGGATGCGCCATCGATCTCGTGCACCATGCGGTGAAGAACCACAGCGGCAACACGGAGGCGCGGGCCGGTGACATGAACGCCGCCCGCGGCGCATCCGCCTTCATCGGCGCCATCCGCATCGCCTACACGCTGGCGCCCATGGGGGAAGAGACGGCGGAGAAGCTGGGCATCGCGCCGGAGCGGGCGGCCCGTCTGGTGCGGATGGACCACGCCAAGGGCAACTACAGCGCCCGCGTGTGGGAGCCGATCTGGTTCGAACTGACGAGCCAGGACATCGGCAATGGGCCGCAGGACCTCGCCGACCTCGACAAGCCCAGCGACAGCGTGGGCGTGCCGGTCCTGTTCGACATGGGCGCGGCCCGGCGGGAGGCCGATGCACGGGACGACGACCGTAGGGCTGCCGCGGCTGGGGCGGATGTGGCCGCCATCGCCGAGACGATGCCGGAGGACGGTTGCCTGCTGTCGGACGTCCTGCCCGCCTTGGTGGCGCGCTGGGGCGTCAAGGACCGGCAGGCACGCGAGCGGGTCCATGCGGCGGTGCCCCTGGGGGCGACGGTCACGGCCAATGGCTGGGTCGTCTCTTCCGCGAAGGTCGGGCGCGGGGAAAAAGCGCCCATCGAATTGCGCCGGAGGGCCGTCGCATGATCGCCGAAAATAAAATCCAGGATTTTACTGCCTATTTTTCCGCTCAACCGGAAGGGATTGCAGTGCGACCGCAATGCGACGACCGCAATGGAGGCATTGCACCGTTGCGGTCGATTGCGATTTCAACGCTGCAATGCAATGAAATCAATGGCTTAGCTAGGGGTTGCGGGGCATTGCAGTCAACCCGCGCTGCAATGCTCAAAAACCCCCCTCGTAAGTCATTGATTTCATTGCATTGCAGTCATTGCAGTGATTGCACCCCCCCTACGGGGGGAAACTGCGTTCCGCAAAGCTCCACTCCGTCTCCCCTGCCTGTCCACCCCCGAGCACCGCAATGCCGCCGCGGACGAGCGGACCGCGGCGGCCGTATCGGCGAACCTGAAAACCAGCGGCGAGGAACACTGAGATGCCGACCAATGCCGAACCGTGCCCCACCGGCACCCCACTCGCCGACCTCGACATCGAAGGTCGGCGCTGGCATGTCGTCGTCGTGAAGCCGCTGGTGCAGGACCGAGCCCTCGCCATCGCCTCTCTGCGGGCTCGCGGCTATCAGGTCATCGCCCCGTTGTGCCGGGAGGTCATCACGGATCGTCGGGACCAGCGCCGGGAAGTGGAGCGGCCCATGTTCGGGCACTACGTCTTCGCCGGGTCCATGCATGGCCAGGAGGCCCGCAAGCTGGCCTTGGTGCCCAGCGTCAAGTTCGTGGTTCTGGACAGTCGCCGCCGCGCCTTGATCCTGCCAGCGCGCGCCGTGGCGGCTGTCGTGACCCGCATGCAGGACGGTGCCGGGATCGTGGATCTCCGTCCGCAGGAACCCACCCAGGCTGAGGCCGCGGCACCCGCGTGCACGGTCATCGCGGCACCGCGCTTCCAGCCCGGTCAAACGGTCCGCGTCACCGATGGCCCCTTTGCCGGCTGGGATGCCCTGTTCGTCGCCGATGAGGGGGAACGGGTCCGCGTCCTGCTCAGCCTGTTCGGCCGCCAGAACGAGGCCAGCGTCCCGGTTCGTGGTGTCCGAGCGGCGGAGTGATCGTTTCGGTGCTGCTGAGACCCTTGACAGCCTCGTTCGATTGGGGTACAGGTACCCATCGTACGAGGCCCCAAGAGGTCTCAGCAGCGGACGCCCTGAAGGCACCTCCGCTGCGGCAGCATGCCAGAAACACAACCGATCCAGTCCAGCCCGCCCGGTTCGCCGCGGCGGGTTTTGTCGTCTCTGGGTTCCGGAGGGCGCCATGACCGATCCCCTGACCTTCGCCTACGTCGCCCTGGCCGTCTTCGTGTCGTTGCTGATCGGCGCCGTCGTGATCGGTGTTCTGGTCTGGCGCGGTGTCTCGCGCAGCATCGCCCACACCCTGGAGCGGACGGAGGCCCGGCAGGCGGAGTTCGAGCGCGGTGCGCGCCCGACGAACCGCCGCCTGCCATTGTGAGGACACGTCCATGCGCCTCAGCGTCAACGTCTCGGGCAACCTCGGCGACCTGGACAAGCTGTTCGACGACTACACCAGCAAGGCCGCCCGCGCCCTGACGGACACCGTGGCCAAGGCCTCGGACGACATGAAGGCCGACGTCCGGTCAACGATCCGTGGGGCTGGCCTCGGCAACCTCGGCAAGGCGCTGGACTCCGCCTACTACCCCGGCGCCCGCGCCAGCCTCCACCCGGCGGCGGAGATCTACGTTCGCGGCAAGGCCCGCTCAGCGGCGAAATGGGAGGGGGTGCTGAACGCCTTCATGGACGGCGCCACGATCCGTTCGGGCAAGGGTTGGCTGGCCATCCCCACCAAGCAGTGCCCCAAGGCGAGCAGGGGACGCTACATGACCCCTGACGAGGTGGTGGACCGCTTCGGTCCCCTCCACTCCGTCGCCAAGGGCAAGTCGGTCCTGCTGTTCGCCGATCTGGTCGCGGGCCGCTCCGGCGGCTGGCGCAAGGGGACGGCAGGCCGCGCCGCGCAGGGCAGGATGGCCAAGCCGGTGCTGGTGTTCGTCCTGGTCCGAGAGGCCAACATCCGCAAGCGGATCGACGCCGCGTCCTTCGTCTCCCGGTGGGAGGGGCAGTTCACCGCCCGCGTCGCTGCCACCATCGATAAGCTGGGAGAGGGCGCGTAGGGCGCCGGATCCGGCAGAACGCTTTGCCTTAACGTCCGTTCCGCTTGTTAATGCGGTCTCCTGGTTTCCATTGACGCCAACCGGCGCCATCGCGGATCAGGATCGGCGGGGACTCGGGCTCGTCATCGCCTGTGATGCCAGCTTTAGGGCTCGCTAGGACGTGTGGGTTCCGCTGCGATGCTTTGCTAATAGGGGGCTGGTGGGGCGGAGTAGTGGGTTGGTTTTTGCTGAACTTCTCCCGTCGTTCCACCTCATTTTGCAATCGGTGCAAGTAGGCGACCTCGTGGGTCTGAAATTGGATCGCCATCTCGTTAGATGTGTTGGAGTTCATATGCTGCGCGACGTTGCGGCGGGTGATGACTTCGGCCGTTCTCAGTTCTGCATCACTAAAGCATTCTATTGCGGCGGCAGAGGGGAAGTTCGTTGTCATATCGTGGGACCGCTTACTCGGGGTCGCGTGTCAATTAAGATGGGCGGTCGCACGTATCATAGGCCAGCGTTATTCCGGGAAGCTGCGTTCACCTTACGGGGTGCGTAGGTCTAGAACGTCTGAAGGACCTGCCATGGCCAACCAAACACTGTCCGGCCTCTCGTAGACCGCTGCCGACTTGGCCGTGGAGGGCCGCTTCCTGTTGTTCAAATCGGCTCTGACCATCGGCAACCCCGCCCTCATCGAGGCGGCCCGGCTGGATGCTGAGGCGGCCTTCGCCGCTCGTCTGGATGCGTGGTCCGCCCTCTATGTCACGGCCAAGGCCCAGCCGCCGCAGGGGGGACGCGACGGACTGCCCCATAGGGCGCCCGCTGATGCGCTCCGCCTTCGAGGCTCCCGTCCCAAGCTGAGACGTGGCAGAGGCCATCCACGCGCGGCCGGAGCGGCAGGGCGGGGCATCCTAATGGGGGTGGGTGGGGGTCGGATGGGGGTCGCGGGTCCTTCCGGGCGGACGGGGATCACGGGTGGGACAAGTGCGATCATCGTCCAGGTATGAAAATTCCATAGGGGGGTTCCGCTTCCGGTTCGGCCTTCCGGTGAGGTGTGAAGATGGCAACCCAAGCCGAGATCGCGGCGCACCTCGACCTGTCCGACCGCAGCGTCCGTGAGCTGAAAAACCGGGGCGTTTTCAGCGCCAACGGGCGCGGGCAGATGGATCTCGACGCCTGCCGGATCGCCTACATCCGCCACCTCCGGGAACGCGCCGCCGGCCGGGCTTCGGACGACGCCGAAGCGGAAGGCCTCGACCTCACGGCGGAGCGCGCCCGGCTGGCCCGCGAACAGGCCGACCACTACGCGATGAAGAACGCCGAGGCGCGCGGCGAACTGGTCCGCGTCAGCGACTGCACCGCGGCGATGGTGTCGGTGATCGAGATGGCCAAGGCGAAGCTGATGCGCGTTCCGGCCAAGGTCGCCAAGTCCGATGGCCGCCTCAAGGACCGCATCGCCGACGCGCTGGAAGACGCGCTGGACGAGCTGAGCATGGCCCGCGTCGAGGAGGAAATGGGCGGGGCCGGCAAGGATGGGGACGATGATGGCGACGAATGACGCGATCCGGGTCCGCGGTCCGGTGCTGGCCGCGCAGGTCGCCCGCTGGCTGGCGGCACTGAAGCCGCGCCGCCGGATGACGCTATCGCAGTGGGCGAACAGCCGCGCCCGGCTGGAGGATGGCACCCGCTACCGCCCGTTCCCTTTCCAGGTCGGCATCCAGGACGCCTTCACCGACCCGGAGGTGCGGCAGATCTCGGTTCTGAAGGCCAGCCGCATCGGCTACAGCCAGATCGTCAAGAACTTCATCGCCTACTGCGCCGATCAGGCGCCCAGCCGCGTGCTGGTCTATCAGCCGACCATCGACGACGCCGAGGACTTCGCCAAGGACGACATCGCCAAGCTGATCGCGTGGCCGGCGGTGCGGCGCCTGTTCTCGACCAAGACGCGGGACAGCAACAACACGATCCGATCCAAGCGCTTCCCCGGCGGCTGGATCAAGATCAAGGGAGCGAACAGCCCGAAGGAGTTCCGCCGCATCACCGCCGACAAGGTGATCCTGGAGGAGGTGGACGGCTACCCCCTGACCGCGGGCATCGAGGGCGATCAGGTCGGGCTGGCCTTCAAGCGCTGCCTGACCTCCGACGAACCGCTGAAGGCTGCCGGCTCCACCCCGACCGTAAAAGGGACGAGCAAGATCGAGGCGCTGTTCCTTCAGGGCACCCAGGAGCACCGCTACGTGCCGTGCCCCTGCTGCGGCGAGATGCAGATCCTGGTGTTCGGCAACGGCACCGGGCCGGGCATCCGATACGAACCGAAGGATGCGCCGACACGCGCTTGGTACGTCTGCGTCAACGGCTGCGTCATCGAGGAGGACGCCAAGGCCGGGATGGACGAGCGCGGCGAGTGGCGGGCGCACGCCCCGCAGAACTGGCCGCACCGCTCCTTCCACGTCTGGGCCGGCTACAGCCAGTTCGCCGGAGCGTCCTGGCTGGAGATCGCGCGGGAGTTCGTCACCGTCCGCAAGGACCCGAACAAGCTCCGCGTCTTCGTCAATCAGGTGCTCGCCGAAACCTACGAGGTGCGCGGCGAGGCCCCGGCATGGCGCCAGCTCTACGACCGCCGCGAGGACTATCAGGGCGTCCCCGCCGGCGGTCTGATCCTGACCGGTGGCATCGATGTCCAGAAGAACCGCGTCGAGCTGTTCGTCTGGTCCTGGGGCGCTGACTGGCAGTGCTGGTTGGTCGACCACATCGTGATCCCCGGCAACCCGTACGAGGCCACGGTCTGGGACGAGGTCTCGCAGGCGATCATGGGGCGCTGGCGCCACGCCTCGGGCGTGGAACTGGCGCTGGCCAAGGTCGGTGCCGACACCGGTTTCGCCACCACGCAGGTGGAGGCTTGGAGCCGCAAGCACCCCGGCTTGGTGATCCCTGTGAAGGGCGCCACCCTAAGCGGGCGCCGCACAATCCAGGGCGTGGAGTTCGATCAGCTGGACCGGCGCACCGGCTACTGGCTGTTCAACTCCCATCCAGGAGATCCTTACAGCCTCACCGCACAGGGCCTGAGCAGCGCCATCGTGCCGGCGTCGGAGGTGATGCACGTCTACCGGAAGCTGCGCACCGGACAGGTTCGCGGCGTGCCGTGGTTCGCCCCGGTCCTGCTGAAGGCCCGCGACCTGGACGACTTCCACGAGGCCGCCATCGTCCGCGCCCGCATGGAGGCGTGCATCGGCATGGTGGTGACGCAGGCGGAGGACGGCGGCGACCGGCCCATCGGCGTCAGCAGCGAGACCGATGGCGGGCGGCGGGTGGAGGGGATGGAGCCGGGCATGGTCCCCTACCTCAAGCCGGGAGAATCCGTGGAGTTCCTGAACCCGACGGCGTCACCCAGCTTCGACCCCTTCACGCTGCACACGCTGATGGCCATGGCAGTCGGAACCGGGGTGACCTACGACCAGATGACCGGGGATCTGCGGCAGGCCACCTATTCCAGCATGCGCGCCGGCAAGGTCGAGTTCCGCCGGCTGGTCGAGCAGGTGCAGTGGCAAGTCCTGATCCCGATGGCCTGCGCGCCAATATGGCGCCGCTTCATCGCGACCGCGATCCTCGCCGGACAGCTCCCCGAGGGCGACTATCCGGCGGAATGGAGCCCCCCGGCCCACGAACCCATCGACCCGGTGAAGGATATGACCGCGGACATTCTGGCCGTGCGGTCGGGCCGCTTCACCTGGGACCAGTTCGTCGCCCGCTGGGGCTACGACCCCAAGCAACAGTTGGGCGAGATCGCCCGGATCAACGGTGAGTTGGACCGGCTCGGCATCGTTCTCGACACCGACCCCCGCAAGGTCAGCAAGTCCGGCGGGGCACAACAGGGAGATCCCCCGAATGCCTGACCAGATGATGGACCTGCCGATGCAGACGCGCGCGGCGGCGGTCCGGACCGTTGACGAGGCCGCGCGCACAATCGAGCTGGTGTGGTCCACGGGCGCGGCGGTCCCCCGCGTCAACTACCGCACCGGGGAGCGCTTCCTGGAAGTGTTGTCCCTGGATCCCGAGCACTGCGATCTCACCCGCCTGAACGGCGGGGCACCGCTGCTGAACAACCATGGTCAATACGACCTCGGCCAGGTCATCGGCGTGGTGGAGCGCGCCGCGGTAGACGGAACGCAGGGCACTGCTCTGGTGCGCTTTTCGGAGCGGCCGGACGTCGAGCCGTTCTGGAACGACGTCCGTACCGGTATCATCCGCAACGTCTCGGTCGGCTACGCCGTGCGCAAGTTCGAGGTGACGCAGGAGGAAGGCAAATTGCCGACCTACCGCGCCATCGACTGGCAGCCGATGGAACTGTCCATGGTGCCCATCGGTGCCGACCCCGGCGCAGGCACCCGCTCCGCCGACCTGTCCTCCACCCCCTGCCAGATCATCAACCGGGCGTCGCCCGCCAACACGGAGAATGCCAACATGCCGGACGCCGTCCAGCCGGAACCGGGCAACGGACTGCCCGTCGATAACACCCGCGCCCCCGATGCCGCCGCGCTGACGGCAGCGGTCACCGCCGAGCGTGCCCGCATCGCCCACGTCAACGACGTGGCGCAGCGTCATGCCCTGAGCGTCGACTTCGTCCGCCAGCACACCGACGCCGGCTCCACCGTGGAGCAGGTGAACGCCGCCGCCCTTGTGGCTCTGGCTGCTCGCTCGGAACAGACGCCGATCTCAGCGGTCCGCGTCGGTCGCGACCACACCGATCCGGCGGAAATCCGCTCCCGCATGGCCGACGCCATCGCCGCGCGCGCGACATTCCAGGCCCCGCCGGACCACGCTCGCGAATTCATGCACTTCCGTGTCGCCGACATGATCGTGCATCTCGCCAACGCCCGCGGCGCCAACTTGGATGGTCGAAACCATATCAACGCGGTCGAGCACCTGTTCACCCGCTCCGGCATGCACACCACGTCGGACTTCCCGCTGCTGCTCCAGGACGCCGGCAACAAGATCTTGCTGCCGCGCTATCAGGCCGCCGCACCATCCTATCGCGCCTTCTCGGCGCAGCGCTCGTTCACCGACTTCAAGGATCACAAGTTCCTGCGGCTTGGTGATTTTCCGGCCCTGAAGGAAATCAAGGAGGCCGGCGAGACGAAGTACGGAAGCGTCTCGGAGAACCGCGAAAGCGTCACGGCCAAGGAATACGGCTCCGGCCTGTCCATCGGGCGCCGTGCGCTGATCAACGATGACCTTTCCGCCTTCTCCGACTTCACCGGCATGATCGGTGTCCGTGTGGCCCAGGACGAAAACGCGCTCGTCTATGCGCTGATTTCCGGCGATGGCCCGACCATGAGCGACGGAAAGACGCTGTTCCACGCTGACCATGGCAACAAGGCGGCATCGGGCACGACCGTCGATGTGGCGAACGTCGGCAAAGCTGTCGAGGCGATGCGGAACCAGAAGACCCTGGACGGCACCAACATGTCCATCGGGCCGCGCTATCTGGTGGTGGGAACGGCCAAGGAGCTGGTAGCTCGTCAGCTCCTCACTGCCATCCAGGCGACGCAGACCGACAAGGCGAACCCATACGCCGGTGCGTTCGAACTGGTCGTGGATGCCAACAACTCGGGCAACCGTTGGCAGATGTTCGCGGACCCGGCGGTTCTCCCGACCGTGGTCTACGGCTACGTCAACGGCGCCACCGGCCCGCAGATCCGCAGCGAGATCGACTTCGATACCCGTGCCCTGAAGGTGGCGGTCGGTCTCGACTTCGCCTGCGGCGTCATCGACTACCGCGGCGCCTACCTCAACCCCGGCAACGCCTGATCCATCCCCACCCCCATCTCACGGCAGGAAGGCGCCTCACGGGCGCCTTCGCCGTTTCTGGAGACCTTCCATGAAGAACTTCGTCCAGCCTGGCCACACCATCACCGTCGCGGCTCCTTCCGGCGGCGTGTCGAGCGGGGATGGCGTGATCGTCGGCGCCCTCTTCGGCGTGGCCGCGACGGCCGCCGCCGCGGGCGCCGCTCTCGAAATCTCGACCGAGGGCGTGTTCACCCTGCCCAAGGGAACGTCCACCACCTTCGCCAGCGGCGGTGTGGTGTCCTTCGATGTCGCCACTCGCCTGTGCGTCACCCCGGGTTCGGGAAAGTATCCCATCGGGGCGGCGATCGAGGCGGCGGGCAACGGCGCCACGACCGTGAACGTCCGCCTGAACGGCACCACCACGGCGGCGGCCTAACCATGACCGTCTTCGACGCCATGATGGACGTGCTGTTCGCCGACCCAAACATGGCGTCGGATGCCGTCTACACCCCGCCCCGCGGCGGCGCCACGGTGCCGTGCCGCGCCTCCTTCGAGCATGGCGACAAGGAATGGCGCTTCCGGGAGGCCGGCGCTTCCACACCGGCCCGCATCGCTGAGGTGCGGGCTTCGGAAGTCCCGCTGATGGAGGAGGAAGGCACCCTGGCCATCGGCGGGCGGACCTACGTCATCGCCAACGCCACCCAGCCGGACGACGACCGGCTGCTGTGGCGCCTGGAGCTTCAGTAATGCCGACCTCCGTCCGTGAACAGGTGCTTGCCGCGTTCGAAACGCTGCTGGGCACCGTCACCGCGCCCAACGTGCCCGGCACCTTCACCGTCTACCGCGGGCGCCGGAAGGCGGTCCCTGAAGACAAGTTGCCGGCTCTGGTCATGCGGACGTCTGTCGTTTCGCAGGACCAGTTCAATGCCGGGGCGGTGCGCAACCTGGAGCGCATTACGGTCACAGCCATGGTCAAGGAAACCACCGACAAGGCGCTGGACCAAGCTCTCGCCGATCTGTCCGCCGCCCTTCAGATGGCGGTTGAAGCCGACCCGACCTTTGGCGGCATCGCCGTCGACACCAACCTGACCGATGCCGACCAATCCACGCCGGACGAAGACGGTTTCGGCGGGATTGGAGATGTCTTCGCGGCCTACACCGTCGAATTCTGGACCCGCCCCGGCGACCCCTACACCGCGGCGCCCTGACCACACCCCACACACCGAGGACACCATGAACATCCCGGCCCATCGGGCGGCGGCGGTGGCGCCGACGCCTGCCGACACCTTCGCGACGACGGAGGACGGCAAGACGATCATCAACCTGACCGAACTGGAGCGCGCAGCCCGCGCCGCGGCCGAGCAGGCGGAGCGCGAGAAGACGCAGGCCGAAGCGGAGCCCGAACCGGACGCCACGCCCCCGGCCGAGATGTCGCCCAAGCCGGCCAAACCCGCCGGATCGGTGAAGGCCACCACCCAGACGAAGGAGGCCTAAGCCATGGCGCTTCGCACCCGCAATCAAGCACTGCTGGCCAAGATCGAGACCACCGAGGGCGTCGACGCCGCGCCGGTCGCCGGCACCGATGCCGTGTTCGTCGAAAACCTCCAGCACACCTACAACCCGAACATCATCCAGACCAACGAGCATACCGGAAGCCTGGACAGTCGCGGCCCCATCGCGGGCGGCATGACGGTTCAGGTCACCTTCGACGTGCTGCTGAAGGGCTCGGGCACCGCCGGCACGGCCCCGGAATGGGGCAAGCTGCTGCGAGCCTGCGGCTGGGCGGAGACGATCACCTCCACCGCCGTCCCGGTCGCCGCCGAGGCCTGCGCGGCGGGCGGCTCCACCACCACGGCGGTTCTCGGCACTTCCGCCGGCACCACGGCGCAGATGTACCGCGGCATGCCCATCGTGTTCACAAACACGGTGACCGGAACCTCCTTCATCACGGACTACACCGCCGGCAAGACGGCGACCCTGGCGGACACGATGTCCGGCGCCATCGTCACCACCACCTCCTACCAGATCCCGGTGAACGTCCGGTACGCCCCGGCCTCGATCAACATCCCGTCCGTGACGCTCCACCTCTATCGGGATGGCAAGCTCCTCAAGGTAACCGGCGCCCGCGGCACGGCGACGCTGGAGTTCACCAGCGGCGGCGTCGGGCGGATGCGCTGCACCTTCACCGGCATGTTCGGATCGCAGACCGACGCCGCGGTGCCCGCCGGCTTGGTCTTCGACACCACCCGCCCGCCGATCTGGAAGGGTGGTCGCGCGCTGGTCAACCGGTCCAAGGCGGCGATGGCCTCGCTGTCCATCGACGTCGGCAACCAGATGACCAACCCGGACAATCCGAACGCGGCGGAGGGCTACGATCCGGCCATCATCACCGCGCGCAACATGACCGGCTCCAGTGATCCGCTGGAGGAGCTGGTGGCGACCCGCGATGCCATCGCCGACTTCCGGGCCGGCAACGCCCAGCCCATCGGCCTCAGCTACGGCGCCGTCGCCGGGAACCGCGTCGGCCTGACCATCCCGGCCGCCACCTACACCAACGTCCAGCCCGGCGACCGCAACGGCCTCGCGACACAGGGCCTGCAGTTCGCCTGCACCGGTCAGGATGCCGGCGCCTTCCTCACCCTGTTCTGACCGAACCCCGGCCCGACACCGGGAAACCGATCGGCTCCAGCCGATGGGGCGCGAAAGCGCAGCGGGTGGCGATGTCGGCGCCACCCGCACCCCAACCCTCACCGACAGAGGACCATTCCCATGCTGCCGATCAGCACCAAGGACATCGTCACCTTCCGCCCCATCGACGGGCAGATCGAAACCCTGGAAAAGCTGCTGGCCGATGCCGACAGCGACAAGGCCCGTGACGGCCTGGTCAAGGCAATCGCCGACCTTCGGGAGAAGGCGGACAGCGAGCCGCAGCCGGTGTTCCGGCTTGGCGTGGCCAGCCATTTCCAACGCGCCGCGTTCCGCCGGGACCTGACCGCCTCCGGGGCGACGTATCCGGGCGAAGCGGCGCTTTCCCAGGCCATGCGCGAGGCCATCGACGCGGCCAACCCGGTCAACCGGGACGAACTGCTGGCGCTGATCGATGAGTTCGAGGCCGCCAACCCCGGCGACATCGTCGACCCCGACGCGCTGAACGACCTGGAAACCATCGTGCGCATCGCCCGCGCCATGGGCGGGCGGTTCCCGGCCCTGGAGGGGGACCGCGTCTACTGGCTGGACGTCGCCCCCATCATCGCCTGCCGGCACTTCCTGCTGGGCTGGGAGGGCGTCAAGGCGGAGGACGGCACCGCCGCCGCATTCGAACGCCGCAGTGGCCTGACGACCGACGAGACCTTGCAGCACCTCGAGGAAAACGACCTCAAGGCCGTGGGCTACAAGATCATGAGCCTGATGCGCCCGACCAAGGCGCAGGAAAAAAACTCCGTCTCGCCGTCGCAGTCGCACGACGGCCGGAAGCCTTCCCTGACGGAGACGAAGCTCCTGACGGAAGCGAGTGGGACCTCTTCGGAGAGCGGTACCAGCGAAACCCCCGCTACCTGCTGACCGATGCCGATTGGGACATGGTGCGTCTCTGGCGGGCTTACAGGCCGGCGCCGGGGCGCATCGGCGGCATGGCGGCGGGCGTCTTCCCGGTCGCAGGGCATCTGCCCGAGGCGGGGGGCTACGGCGATCAGGCTGCGATCCTGCTGGACGCCTTCGAGATCATGAACGCGGCGGAAGCCGAACTGACGAGCGACGATTGAGGTCGTCCCCAGCGGGCGGCGGCCATGGTCATATTTCAGCCGCCGAGTCGCGTGCCTGACAGCCGCCGCGCTGATCTGCTGTGTACTCTGGTATGTCAATGGTTACGGCAAGTCGTTGACAGCGTTGAGCGCGTTGATTGTCATTGACTGGTCTGCTGTGATTGTCATGCGCTTCCCGTCAGAGTGTCCACATACTGACGGGCTGCGTTATGAAGGTGCATGCGTTTCGGTTGTATCAGAATGGGGCCGCTGACATCGAAGTCGTGCTTCGTCACGTTCGTGGATTGCCTTACGAGGAGCGTCTTCGGACGGTCTACGGCGCTGATGTTCGGCTTGAGTTTGCCGAAGAGGCTCGCAGCGGGTGGCTTTTGGACTTTTCGGTCGCGCGCCGTGACGGCCCTGGGCGTATTGGACGCGACCGTCCGATTGAAAGCTTCGAACTAGACGAAGATGATGGTTTTGGAGAGGAGACGGCGGCGTACTTGGACAAGACAACGCTCTTTTGTGCTGTCCAGTACAACCACTTCGGACCGAAAGCGCGCCATATACAGGGTTATCTAGGTCAGTTTGCCCGAGTGGTTTCCCGTACTCCGGCAACCGCTGGTGACGACCAGTGCAGCGTAGTCGCGGCACCAGTGTTGCGGGATGACGCTGCTGAACGTCTGATGCGCAAGACCATAGTGCGCAGGCTGGAGTTCCAGGTGCACGTGCCGGAAGCTGAAGGCGCGCCGGCGCGGCGTACGCTGACAGGGTTTCTTGACGCGCCCATAACCAGCGGTGCCAGGACAATTAATGTTGATATTGCGGCTGGACGGGAAGATGGGGCAACCCTAGCGGTTGCGCCAGTTAGGCAGTTTGTCAGCGACATCCTTGGGCTTGGCGGAGACTTAGCTAAACTGAGGGTGAGAGCGAAAGACGATGAGGACTCGCCAACTGAGCCACTCGACTTTATCGCGGAGCGGCTGGAAAAAGAGTTTCGAGTTGTCCCTGATCCAGTTAGTCGCCGCTACGATAGGAACGAGCGATGGAACTGCGTAGCCAGAGCCCACGAGGAATGGGCGAGAGATGGAGAACTCCGGTGATGTCAGGCGGCTTCGCCGTATTCTGGGAGCGCTTCCACCCCTGGATCGGCGCGGTCGTAGCTGTTGCTGTGTGGTGGTATGCGGAGATGGCGTTCCCGGTTAACCCTGACAGCTTGTTTGGAACCGCGGCAACAGTTGCCTCTGTATTTGCCAGCTTTCTTGGAGTGGCAAAGGGCCTGATACTTACTATCAAGAGCACAGAAACTTACAAGGTGCTTGAGAGAAACGGTTACCTTGCGCCGTTCTATGAGTATCTCGGTGTTGCCATATGGGCAGCTATCGCTTTCGCTGTTGTTTCTGTGATTGGGTTCTTTGTCTACGCCGGTGGAGCAGATACAGAGGCAGCCGAGAATATGCGAAAGCTCTACAAGCTAGCGTGGGTGTTCTGCGCTGCGTTGGCGCTGCTTTCTTACGTCCGCTTTGGAAGGATACTCTTTAGGCTATTAAAGCACGCCTGAGATCGCAGCCCGTCCTGTGAAGGCCGCTCCACCAGGAGCGGCCTTTCTGCATTCCGGAGAGCCTCCAACCCTGAAACGGGGAGGAGGCTACGCTTCTTCTGGCGCTTGGAAGACAAGGGGGAAGACGGCCCGGTTAGAGGCCGCCCGCCGACTAGGAGGTTGTACGGGGCTTCCAGCCGCGCCGAAGATAGGACTTTTCGATAAGCGGGACCATGGCCAGCCCCCAGGACAGGGCGGCAATGGCGTAGCAGAGCGGCCCAGCCCACGTACTGCCAGATGAGGCCGCGTAGGTGGCAATCATCACAGCTAGCGGATACCCGATGATTAAGGTCAGCAGGGCCGCGAACCATGCTCGGACGTAGAGCAGGTAAAGAGGGCCGAATATGGCGGTCAAAATCACCGAGAAGGCTCCTACCGTCTCAGTGTAATCGGCGTTCATAGGGTGGGTGAAGGTTGCCATAGCTTTTCCTGGATCGATCAATGCGCGAAGTGTGCCGCGCAAACTCGCAAGAGTCGACTCTCAGTAAACGAACCAATCGGGCGCCCGGCCAAGCCGAGGCGCCTTTCTCTTGGGGGGGGGGGGGGCATCATGGCTGGACGCAACGTTTTCGCCCGCATCGGTGTGCAGATGGACGCCGATCAGGCCCGCCGCGAGCTGGAATCCATCAACGACGGCGTCACCAAGCTCGGGAATGCCCGCCTGGACACCGCCCGCACGCAGTTCGAGCAGTTGGGCGCTTCCGTGGGCAAGACGGCTGCCGCCTACCAGCCGTTGACGGAGGCGCAGCGCCGCGCCTACGAGCAGCGCGAGGACGACGTCCAGCAGATCGGCCGTTTGCAGCGCTCCTATGCCACGCTGGGGGGTGCGTTGGCTGCGGTGGACGTGCAGGTGCAGCACGGGCACCGCACGGCGCAGGACGCGGCGCGCATTCAGTCCGGCTTGATCGAGGCCTACAGCAGGGGCGCCGTGGCGGTTCAGGGTCATGCCGCTGCGTATGCGGCGGCCAATGACAAAGCCACGGCCTCGACCGGCCAGTTCAAGGGCGCCATCGGCAACCTCGGTCTCCAGCTTCAGGACGTGGCGGTGCAGGCCCAGATGGGCACCTCCGCCTTCATCATCCTGGCGCAGCAGGGGCCGCAGATCGCCTCCGCCTTCGGTCCGGCCGGCATCGCGATTGGTACGGTCGTGGCGATCGCCTCCGTCGCGGCCGGCGTCCTCTTGACGCTCGGCGACGAGACGAGGAAGTCGGCGAAGGAAATCGACACCTTCGGCGACGTGTTGGGAATCTTCGAGGGGCGGGCGAGGGAATCCGGCGCCGCCATTGACACGTTGACGGACAGCTATCGCGCCCTCGGTGGGGAGTTGCGCGCCCTCTCCAAGCTGGCCCTCCAAGCCGACATCGCCACCCTGACCGAGAAGCGGGCGAAGGACCAGAAATCGGCGTGGGATGCCATCCGCAACGCCACCATGTCCGGCGCGCAGGATGCTCCGGCGGCGCTGGGCGCCCTGCAGCAGCTCGGCCAGGACAAGGACCTCGTTGCCTTCATGGGCAAACTCCAGGCACTGAACGAGAAGGGCGCCATAAAGCTAATGCGCGACGAGGACATCCGCGCGCTGCTGGAGACCGGGGAAGCCCTGCGCGTCGCCGAGGCGCGCATGGCCGATCTGGAGGGGCGGGCGACGCCGGCGCAAAAGGCTCTGCTGGGCTATGCCGATGCGGCACGGGAGGCGGCGAAGGCGACGCGCGAAGCCGCCGACGCGGCCTATGAGATGTCGAGGGCGCAGGGTTTGGCCTTGGGCTCCGTGATCGTTCAGGAGCGCGACCTTGATCGGAAGATCGCGGCCCTGAAGGGCGGCGAGGCCGCCATGAAGGCCTACGGAGAGGAGCAGATCCGGACAACGGCCTACGATAAGGCGTTCAAGGCGAACTTGGCCGCCGGGGAATCTCTCCTCGATGCCAGAACGGAGGCCACCCGCATCGCTACAAAGGCGGTGGAGGCCTACCGTCTCGAACAGCAGCGCGCCGACGAGCAGAAGGCCGCCAACGCCGCCGATCGCAAGGCGGAAAGCCAAGCGGAACGGGACGCCAAAGCCTACGCCAAGGTGTCGGAGGAACTGGACCGCGGCATCGCCGAGCAGCAGCGGTTGGCCGGTGTCGTTGGACAGAGCGTCGAAGCGCAGCGGGAGGCCAACACGCAGACCAAGATTGCTGAGGCCCTGTCGAAGGCCCACACCACAGCATCCACTGCCGAGGGCAAGGCCATTGCCGGAAAGGTCAGGGAGCAGGAGAAGTGGCGGGCCGCCGCCGCGGATGCCGCGGTCCTGGATTCCTCCAAGCGGCAGCTCGCCTACGCGGAGAAGGAACTGTCCCTGATGGGGCAGGCCGAACCGGTCCGGGAGCGGGCCTTGAAGTCGTTCCAGATCCAGCAGGAGGCGCAGGAAAAGCTAAAGACCACCACGCCCGAACTCGTCGCGCAGTGGGTTCAGTACCAGGAGGCCATCGCCGACACGCAGGCCATGAAGGCGTTCCAGCAGGAAATCCGGTCCACCGCCAAGGAGATGTCCCGCGACATCACCGAAGCGCTCTTGGATCGGGAATCGAAGTGGAGCGACCTGGGCAAGACCATCGGCAAGCGGATTGCCCTTGGTCTGATTGAGGCGAACATCGTCCTGCCGATCACCACGAGCATCGTGGGGAGCGTGCCGGGCCTGTTCGGCATCCAGACTCCAGCCAACCAGAACAGCGCGGGCGGCGGGTTGATGGGAAGTGCCGGCCAATACCTGTCCGCTGGGCAAAGCGCTTACCAAGCCTATCAGGGCGGCGGTGGCATGCTCGCAAGCGCCGGGAATTGGTTCGTGACGTCTGGGGCGGGACAGTCGCTCGGGCTGTCCACGGCCACGCCATTACCCGCGGTCGGGTCCACGCCCGTCTTTACCGAGGGGATGGTCGGAAGTGTCTCCTCAGGTACCGGCTTGGCGTCGGGCAGTAGCTCGCTGTCCGGTAGCACGGTGGTGTCGCCGACAGCGTCCGGTGCATCCTTCTCGTCCGGCTTGGCCGCAGTCGGCAATGCCATGCCGTACGGGGCGCTCGGCGGCATGGCCGGCTCGTACATCGGCAACGCCGCGGGTGGCAACAAGGCGGTCGGCGGGTTGAGCGGTGCGGCCATCGGTGTGGGCAGCTACGCCGCGGGCACCGCTGCGATGGGTGCCATGGGCGCGTCCGCCGCCGCTGCGGGCATGAGCGGCATGGCGGGGGCCACCGCGGCCCTCAGCGCCATCCCGGTCTACGGCTGGATTGCTGCCGCGGTTCTGGCGGCGGTCACGGCCATTGCCGGCACCCAGAAGCCGTCCACGCAGTACGCTCAGGCGTGGGCTCGTACCGACAATACGGGCGCTGTCGTGGATCGAGGCAGCGCCGCGGCGTCCTCTGCCCGCGGGAAGCTCTCCGCCTTGGAGCAGCGGGCGGATGGCATCGCAAGCCTGATCGGCACCCTCACGCAGGCTGGCGGTTTCGATAACAGGGGCATCGTGCTCGCTGCCGAGAGCGACACCAAGGGGAACAGGTACCGGATCGACGGCTTGGCCGGGCCGGTGGTGTCCAGGTCGGAGAGCGGCACGCAGGTGGTGCTCGACGTCCTGAGGCACATGAGGGACACGGGCGAACTCAGGTCGGGCTACACCGGGACCTTGGCTGGTCGAACTTTGGACCGGGCTATCGGCATCGGCGAAACCGACATGGAGGGCTTCGGTAAGGGCTTGGCGCTCGCGCGTCAGGTCGAAGCCGGGACTACGGCGCTGCGTGAGTTCGACAAGTCCCTGGCCGGCGTCACCTCCCGCGCCAAGGAGGCGCAGGTTACGGCGCTCAAGCCGATGACGGAAGAGCTTGCCCTTGCTTCGAAGTACGGCTTCGAGGGTGAGTACCGGTCTCTCGTCAACGGTCAGCTTTCGGCGATGCTGGAAGACATTGCCAATCCGCAGAAGTTCACCGAAACGCAGGTGGAAGCGGCCACGTTCACCGGCCAAATTGCCGCGATGCGGGAAGAGCTTTCGAAGATCAACCCGGAACTCGCTAGGACCATTGACGGCATCGAGAAGGCTGGTCTCGACCGGATTTACAAGAAGGTCAGGGACAGTTTCGACGCGGCGATGAACACGGCCATTGGGAACGACTACCGCAACCAGCTTAAGGGCGTTCGCGACTACTGGAACACGAATGCCTTCGAAATGCTGGGGGCCGGTCGCGATCCCAATGAGCTCTACTTCGCGCAGGCAAAGGCGATCTTCGACGGGTTGGACAACAGCCAGATCGATGACGTGGTGTCCTATTTCCGCGAGTTGGACCCCGTCATGTCAACGCTGGCGGAAAGCCTGCGCGGCACCACCAGGGCCGCACGGGAGGCCGCGGACGCGCAGGCGGCGGCGATGAAGCAGAACGCGGACAGCTTGCGGGGCTATCTGGACTCGCTCGGTCTGTCCGATCTGTCCAGCCTGTCACCGCAACAGCAGTACGCCGAGGCACAGCGGCAGTACGCCGCCGCCCTGGCCGGTGACGACGTGTCCGTGGCAACGAAGTCAAACGACGCGCTGCTGCGGGCGGCCCGGACCATGTTCGGCACCACCTCCGAATACGGGGCGGTGTTCAACTGGTCGAAGTCCAGCCTGACGGAATGGGCGCGTCGTCAGGGCCTCCCGATGTTCGCGGCGGGCGGCATCACGGATGGTCCGGCCATCGCAGGTGAAGGCATCTACCGTGAGGCCGTGGTGCCGCTCCCCGATGGCCGGACCATCCCGGCCCGGATCACGGACAGCGGTAACCGCGAGGTTACCGCCAAGCTGGAGGAGGTCCGCCGCGAGCTGGTCGCGTCGCGGCAGGCCAACACCCGCATGCAGGAAATCACGGTGGGTGCCCTGGCCCTGATCCAACAGGCCATTGAGGCCAGCACGGATGCGGGGGCTAAAGCCGCTCTGCAAGCGAAGCTCGCCGCCCTGCTCGCAGACCGGAAGTCGGAGGCCGCCTGATGCTCGACGCCTACAGCCTCGACACCCAGCCGCTCGACGGGCTGGGTGTCGACATGGTGCCGTGGGTGCTGACCTCGGTCGGCACCGGGCGCGCCATCGACTACATGTATCTGGTCGATCTGTACCCCTGGCAGGGCGCCAACGGTGTCGCCTATGGTGCGCCCCTGGTCCTTGATGCTGGGATGCTGGACGCGCTGCCCGGTCAGGAGGAGCAGCCGCCGGGCTCCACCGTCCCGCTCTACTTCGCCGACCGCGGCTACCTGACGGCGCCAATCGACAGCATAGCCCCGCGCCGGCTGTATGAGGGGCGGGTTGAGGGGTTCAGCGTCGAGCGGCGGTTGCCGCTGTCTCCGACCGACAACCGCCGCGTCGCCGGGACCTTCGGGCGGCTGGCCCTGCGCAACGATGACGGCGTGCTGGACAGCCTGCCGGACGGCTTTGCCATCCAGGGCCGGCGCGTCGTGGTCAAGCGGATCGTCCGGGGCCAAGACCTGTCCGAGGCCGTGCCGGTCTTTGACGGCGTCGGTGTGGCCTGGGAGCCGGGCGACGGCGTGATGGGACTGACGGTCCGCGACCGGACGGCCCTGGCTGACCTTTCGCTGCTACCGACCTACGGCGGCACCGGCGGGAAGGACGGGCCGGCGGCATGGTCCGGCAAGCCGATGCCGGGTGTCTTCGGCATCGGCCGGTGGGTGCCGCTGGAGTGCTACGACACGGCCCTCGGCCTGTTCCGGTGCCACTTCCGCCGGATCAAGTCGGTGCTCGCCCTGTGGGACAAGGGCGGCGCCTACACGTTCGTCGGCGACTACCCGACCGAAGCCGCGCTGAAGGCCGCCAGCCTGACCGACGGGCAATACGCGACGTGCTGCGCAGAGGGGCTGGTGCGGGCCGTCCCGGCTGGGCTCAGCTACGCCGGGACGATCACCGCCGACATCGAGGGTGACGCCGAGGGCGGCTATGTGGAGACGCACGCCGAGATCGCGGCGCGCTTGCTGGAGATCGGCGGCCTGGGCGGCATTGTGGCCGGTGGCACGGTGACCAGCCACGCCGCCTACCTGCCCGGCGCCTGTGGCTTCGCGTGGACGAGCCAGATCACGGTCGGCGATGCCGTGTCCGCCGTCATGCAGTCCTGCGCGAGCTGGTGGGGTGATGACCGTACCGGAATGATCCGTCTCGGCCGGCTGGAGGAGCCGGGCGTGCCCGATTTGGAGTTGGTGCCCGGCTCCGGCCTGCTGGACGTGACGCCCAGCACCTTGCCGGCGTCGATCAGCCCGGCGGTCTGGCGCAGCACCGTCCAGTACCGGCGGTGCCACTCCGTCATCAGCCGGGACGCCATCCTGTTCAGCGCCGACGAGGCGACCAAGGCTTTCGCGGAGCGGGAATACCGGGAGGCCCCGCCCGCGGCGAACAGCCTGATCCTGTCCCGCTACCCGACCGCGCCGGAACTGTCCATCAAAAGCGGTTTCGACAACCCCGGCCCGGCCTCCGACCTCGCCAGCTACCTGCAGGCGCTCTACGCCCGCTCACGCGGCGCCTGGGCGTGCGAGGTGCCCTTGGCGGTGGCGGCCTCCCTCTGGCTCGGCCGCTCGATCTGGCTGGAGTGGCCGCGCCACGGGCTGGCGCAGGGCCGCAGCGTCCGCGTCGTGGCGCTGCCGGAAGACGTCGGCGACCGAACCGCAACCATTATCGTCTGGGGATGACCCATGGCCTATGCTCTCTTTGGTTACGGCAATCTCATCGATCTGCCGGCCACCGTCCTGTCGTGTGGGTCGGCGCGGCCCAACCTGCCGGTGTCCAATTTGGCGGACCCCGACCCGCAGCGCCCGTGGGTGACGCAGGGAACGACACGGGATTGGGCTCATGCGGACTTCGGGGCGCCTCAGCTGCTCCGGCTGCTCGGCCTGTTCGGGGCGCTGTTGACGCCGGCCGCGCAGGTCCGGTGGCGGCTCGGCACGCGTCCGCTGTTGGACGACTTCACGGTCGATTTCGACTTCACGACCGAGAAGTCGCTTGACCCCCGCCTGACCTTCACCCGCTCGGGTTCGCGGGCAACCCGCGTCAACGCCGCCGGCCTGATCGAGACGGTGCCGGACAACGTGCCCCGCTTCGATTACGACCCGATCACGCGGGTGTGCCTTGGCCTGCTGATCGAGGAGACGCGGGCCAATCGTCTTCGGTTGAGCCAGGACTTCACCGGGGCCAACGCCGCTGATCGCTGGACCAAGTTCCACACGGCTTTTGGGGCGGCTGCGGATTGGTTTGCCTACGACGTGGCCAGCACCGAAGTCATGGCGCCGGATGGCACTTACACGTCGTGCAAGGTGACCAAGCTGGGCGCCAACACGCTGTTTCTCAGGCAGTACTTCCCCAACTCGTACAACGTCTTGGCAAACACCACGTACGCAATATCTTTCTACGTCTATTACCCTTCTGGCCCCAACATCACGATTGACTTCAACAACGATGGATGGGTCACCAACACGCCTTTCATCTCGGCATCCCCTTACTGGCAGAGGGTCACAGCCATCGTCACGATAGGCGCCACGGTGACCGGCACGCCGAACATGCTCGATGCGGAGACGGGCGCTCCCGTGGGCGCCGTCTTCTGGGTCTGGGGTTTCCAGTTTGAGGTCTGCACCTCGGGCGGGGCTTTCGCGACCTCCTATATCGCGACCACCACGGACTCCGTCGGGCGAAACGCGGACGTCCTGACGCTGCCCACCTCCGCGCTCCGGTGGTATGGGGCCGGCACTCTGTATCTTGAGACGCGGATGCCTGCCGACCGGATCACGGCATCGTCCTTCCGGTACCAGGCGCTGGTGGCGAACGCCCCGACCAACGTCGACTCCATCTGGAGCCAGCACGGATCGGACAGCAAGCTGCGGGCCGGCACGACCATTGCCGCAGTCAGTCAGGGCATCATCGCCGCGCCGACCGCGACGGTGGGACAGATCAGCCGGACGGCGATCGCCCTCCGAGCGGGCGACGCCGCTGTGAGCTGGAACGGATCGGCGGCATCCGCTCTGCCGTGTCCCGTCATGCCGGCGGCCATGGACACGGTCTATTTCGGCCGGGCGCGCGACGGGAACGCCTTGGGTTGCCTGAATGGCCATTTCCGGCGCTTCAAGAGCTATGCCCGCCGTGTTGCGGATGCCGATCTGCCCGCCCTCAGTGGGGCGGAGGCCGCGCCCGTGGTCGGCGACCTCTTGGATACCGGGTGGGTAGGCGCCGCCGTCGCGACGGGCTACTGGCACACGCTGCACCTTCTCCCCGCTGCCGTGTCCGCCCGGTACCTGCGGGTGGACATCGACGATCCGGCCCGCGCCACGACGGCGGTCAACGGGCAGGCGGCGGGCGACCTCATCACCGGGCGGCTGGTGGCGATGCCGGTGGAGCAGCCGTTGGCGAGCTGGAGCTACCCGCTGAACGAAGAGTGGAAGGACACAACCGGGAAGCAACGCGGGCGGCGTTCCGGCGCGGTGTCCGTTGATCCTGGGCCGCGGTTCCGCGTCGTCAGCTTTGGCTATGAGGGACTGCGCGAGGCCGATGCGCGGGGCGACTTCAAGGAGTTCCTTCGCCTCACCGGGACCAGCGAGCAAATCGTGTTCGTCCCGGACCCCGGCGGTGCCTATCAGCCAACCGAAGCGATCCTCGGGCGGCGGGCAGAAACCACGCCGCTGACCCGCGCGAATTTCGCGCATTGGTCGCACAGCATGACCATCGAAGAAGACCCGGCGCTCGGCGCCTGATACCTCACGGAGACCTCAGACATGTCGCTTGGCAGCCGTGTCCGGCAGTCAATCCAGGGCGCCGGCCCCACCTCCTTTGCGCTGGTCGACGATGCGTCGGCGACGCAGAGCCGCACCATCGTCACCGCCTACGGGTCCGGATCGACCCGCATCGGCATCTTCACCATCATCGATCAGGCCGCCGCGCAATGGGCGGTGGTGGAAGGGTACGCGACGGCGGGCAGCGGCGACACCTTCACTGTGACGAGGACGATCCGCAACAGCCAGGGCAACGCCAACAACTTGACCTGGAGCACCACCAACGCCAAGACGATCTTCGTCGGCGAGTGCGCGGACCTGATCGCCTTGCTGTGCCAATGCCCGCTGTCTACCGGCACCGGCACGGCCTACGCGGTGACGCTGACCCCGACGCCGCTCGCCCTGGTGCAGAGCAGCGTCATCAAGTTTCTGGCGCACACCATCAACACAGGGGCCGCCACGCTGGCCATCAACGGGTTGCCTGCGTGGCCGATCCGCCGGGCGGACAACAGCGCGGTGGCGGCCGGGCAGCTGCATGGTGTCGTGGAGGTGTTGGCCGACCCCGCCAACAGCAGGTTTATCCTGATCAACGCCTCGACCCTCCAGCCGTCCGATTGGGATGCAAGCCTTGCGTCCGTGGGCCGGCGTCGCGATCCGACTGGCTACCTCGTGCAGTGGGCCACGATCCTGACCGCAGGCGGCGCCTACAGCTGGTCCTATCCCATCCCGTATCCGTCGCAGTGCTTCGGCGTGACGGCAACCGCGGTTGGTAGTGCGGCCGCAACGGGCACGGGCACGCCAAGCACCGTCTCCTGCGCGATCTACTCCGGCAGCGCGAGCCAGTATGTCTACGTCGAAGCCAAGGGGGTCTGAACCGTGACCGTATACCGTTTTTCGCCGTCGCGTCTGTGCTTCTTCCCGGACGATGAGGTCTACACGGACCTGCCCGCCGATCTGGTTGAGGCCACGCCTGAAGAGTATGCCGCCTTCCTGGCCGGGCCAGTTCTCGGGCTGGTGCTGGCGGTCGGCGATGACGGGCGCCCCGTCATGGTCGCGCCGCCGCCTCCGCCGGCCCCGGTGCCGCCGGTCATCTCGGACCGCCAGTTCTTCCAGGCCCTGGCCATGGACGGCTACATCACCACTGCGGAGGCCCTGGCCGCCGTGCGGACCGGTGATCTGCCTGCGGTGCTGGCTGACCTGCTCGACCACATGGACGGGGACGAGCGGTTCGGCGCTGAGATGCTTCTGTCCGGCGCCACCGAGTTCCGTCGCGACCATGCCATGACCATCGTCATCGGCGAGGCCCGCGGCCTGACGCCGGCGGAGGTGGACGACTTCTTCCGCCGCGCCGCCGCGCTCTGACCGGCCGCGACAACACTCCAGCCTGACCCGACCGACCCGACCGACCCGGCGCCGACGAGGCGCCTTTTTCATGCCCGCGCCACGGCGCCGCAGGAGAAACCCATGAAGCTGCCCCACGTCGCCGCCCTGGCCGTCATCGGCACCGGCCTTCCCGCCGCGGTCGCCCTGGCCGATGACCCCACCGTCAACGGGCTGATCGGCTCCACCATCCAGGCCCTGACCGGCGCCCACCCCTTGGTGCAGGCCGCCGCGATCCTGTCCGCCGCCGGCCTGCTGGGCTGGCGGATGTGGCTGCAGCGCCCGCAGCCGGAGATCGGCGCCCACTCCATGGACGAGATGTACGCGCTGCTGAACAGCGTGTCGGAGCGGGTGGACGGGCTGACGCAGCGCCTCGACACCCACATCGATCAGCACGATCGCCGGGCGGCTTGACCGGCCCCAGCCAGGAGACGGGCCGCCACCGCCTGCCGCTCCCCCCATCGAACGAAGGAACCGACCATGCCCACGCCCGCCGGCGCGGCGATCCCGCGCGAGATCCACGACGACGCCCTGGCCCTCGTCCGCCATTTCGAGGGCCTGTACCTGAAAGCCTACCTGTGCCCCGCGGGCGTGCCGACCATCGGCTACGGCCACACCGCCGGGGTCCGGATGGGCCAGACCATCAACGGCCTCCAGGCGGAGGTCTTCCTGCGCGCCGACATGGCCGATGCCGCGGCGCAGGTCGACCGGCTGGTCACGGTCCCGCTGACCGATCAGCAGCGCGGCGCCCTGGCCTCCTTCGTGTTCAACCTGGGGGCCGGTGCCCTGCGGGACTCCACGTTGCTGCGCCTGCTGAACCAGCGGGACTATGCCGGTGCCGCGAAGGAGTTCCCAAAGTGGGTCTACGCCACGGTCAACGGCAAGAAGGTCCAACTCGACGGGCTGAAGAAGCGCCGGGCCGCGGAGCGGGAACTGTTCGAAACCGCCTGACCGTGTCGGGGAAGGGGGCTTTGTAGCAACGGAACCAAAAACAGAGCTGTGCAGAAAACCCCATGAGGTTTCCGCACAGCCAAATCAATCTGACAGAAGTTTCCGCGAGTGATTTTCAGCGGGCACGATCCGCAAGGAATGTAACCCGCTTCACGTTCCGGAAACGCATGCACTTCTAAGCGCACTTCATTATAGATGCCTCGAAAGCAGAGCGACTATTTTAGTAACCAAGAATGGTTTTTCGGCTTCTTACAGTTTCTGAAAGTTCAGGATCATTGAGGTGATGCGCGATAATAGATAGTACAAGAAATTTATCACCTTCGGACCGCTCTATCTCATTTTTTATGAAGCCTAATGCATGACCTCCATATAGCTGAATTTCCGAAAATTCAGGCCAATTTTTCACAATCATTTCAGCAACATCTGGCGTGCTGGCAAGCCATAAATCCTTCAAGCGCTCGCTATCGAGCATGCTAGAAAGTAGTTTGGAAACTACACCATTTTCGTCATGTTCACTCATCTGAGCCTCACTCGTGGTCAGTGACTGTCTTCTGCGTAGATAGTACGTGATATTACCATAAATGGCCGGAACACTTGTTGGAGGATGCTCGACAAGCGGATACGCACCCCACTTAGAGCGTACTCTTAGAATGGTATTTCCTGAGAGTTGTGTTATGAAGCCGCTATGAGTAATTTGCCCATCTTTTACGTATACTACGGCATCGTTAGTTCTTAATGTTCCTGGCGTAAATGGAAAATAATCATCTCGCAGAAACGGGCCTATATCATTGAACCATGCATGACTTGAGGCGTGCACGAAAGCATGGCAATTATATGTTCTTGTGGCATTTCCTATAACTGTCGCGCCTGGGTATGACCTCTCAACTTCTGCTTTTAACTGTTGATGGGCGGCTAATGCATCGTCAGCACCAGACCAGTGAAAATCTGAAGCAATGTTGTTCTTGCTTGTTCTCCAGTCGCTATTTCCATTATATGGCAT